AAAAGATAGTATCTGGAAAATACGATAACCCTCTATTTATAAGGAATGCGTTATAATCCTTTCCTGCTTGTGGATCTGTTTCAAATAAATTTTCTTTGGTAATGTTTATGGCATTTAAAAAATCAAATGGACTCATTGAGCACCTTCAATTCTTTTGGATCTGCTGCAAACTTTTTGTCAGGATATCTCTTCATGAGAGCATCTTCTAGTTCTCGTTTAGTTTTACCCTGACCCATAAAATCATTTGTTTCTTTGTTCCAAACATAGAAAATACCATTGTTCTTTTCTATTTTAATTTGGATTACAGATTCGTTGATAGCCTTCACTGTTGCGGATTCAACTTCAGACATGAACTTACCAATGGTTCTTTTAGCATGGCGTTCTCTTGCATACCATCCATAAACTGCGCCCATGATCCATATAACTACGTATAAAAGATAATCCATTCTAACCTCACTTGAATTTACAATCAGCCATAACCTCTGTCAATGCAGCCATGATATTTAATTCATGGTCTGCAACGAATGCAGCTTTGTACTGATAATCAGCAAGGATTAAAATTAATTGAGGGATACTTTCTGCAACAAGAATATTTACAGCTGTATCATAAAACTCTCTGAATAATCCAGTTGTATCATTGTCAGAATTTTTACCAACCCATTTACGAACATTTGTAAAGTCTTTCTCTTTCATCATCTTAATAAGATCTTTGAAAGATTCTTGACTCATGTTTACAAGAATACCAGAATCGATCTTACCAGAAACACTGTATCGCTGAAGTTCATTTAAAACCCTACGATAGTCAGGGAAGTGTTTAGTAATTAATTCAGCAACTACCTTTGGATCAAATTCAATGTTCTCTTGTTTGAGAATCTGTGTTGCTCTCTTAAAGAAATTGCCAAGAAGAACTTGTTTATCTTTAGCATCGATTTTAAAATCAATGCAAGCGCATCTAGAGTGAATCGCTTCTAGGATACGATTCTTAAAGTTACAAGTAAAGATGAATCGGCAGTTTGAAGAGAACTCCTCAATAAAGCTACGTAAAGCTGGTTGAGTAGAGTTCGCTTGCAAATAATCTGCCTCATCAATAATCACAACTTTGGGTGAGTCGGTAAGGGATACGCTAGACGCAAACCCTTTAATCTTTACCCTAAGAGTATCGATACCCGACTCTTCCGAACCATTAATCATTATATATTCGGCACCAATCTCATTACATAGTGCCTTTGCCACAGTTGTTTTACCAATACCAGCAGTTCCTGACAATAAGAAATGTGGTAGCTCACCTTGAGCAATATACTGTTTAAATGTTTCTTTTAAAGATTCTGGAAGCACACAGTCATCAATTTTTTGTGGGCGATATTTTTCAACCCACAAGAATTGGTCATCACGAAAATCAATCATAATTTATTCCATAAACATAATAAGAGTGGCAGTGGGAGTTGGGTAATCAGGGATATACTTACCCTTTACTTTATCCCATGCTTCGATACACATATTTCTAACATCACTTGAATGTTTTGCCTTTGGTTCGCTTTCTAAATAGAAATCACCAATCCATTCCATTCGCTTATGATACTCACACCAAACCATTTTCTTAATGGTTTTTCCAGTTTCTACATCAATTGTGTATAAGTCAACTCTAGGTAAGACTTTCCTGTCGACTCTTGGTGTCGAAATCTCGCTTCGTTTCATAATATATCTCCAAAACTTATTTCATATCAAAATTAACAACGAACCTATTCTGTTCAAGTAAAACTTTATGGTCGATCAAAGATTCTTTCTTGATTCCTTCAAGGTAAGATTCATATTTCTTCAATTCGTTTACTTTAGTTTCTTCAGTCATGTACTTACTATTATACTCTTTAATAGCAGCAAGATCAAATAATTCTAAACCATGCATTACCTGAATGTAATTTGGAGCATTGAACATATTAAATTGATGAAACCCACCAAAGTACTGCTGACATGGAATAACCTTTTTAAAGGTCTCAAGATTCTCAGCATTAAAGTCTGTCATTACCATTGAGTGTTTTAGATTACGCCAAAATTCGCTGTCGTTTCGTTTTGTGAAATAATGCAACTGCACAAAATCTACAATATTGTCAAAACATCCAATGAATTTTTTATTGTAAATATCTGCAATTTTTCGATCAACATACCAAGTCTGTAACATTTCAGCAAGACCAAATGCCTGGAGAATTGAATTACCGATACTTGTTGCCTCTAGTGGTTCAACGAAAGAAGCAGAAAGTCCAATAGTAACACAATTCTTAATCCAAAAATTATCAACTCTACCAGCTTCAAATTTAATATCTTTTGCAACATCAACTTGTTCAGAATAAACAGATTGCACTTCAGCACGAGCCTGCTCTGATGTTTGAAAATCATCACAGAAAACATATCCATTACCATACCTACCCTGAGTAGGAATTCTCCAATTCCATCCAGAAGACAAAGCTCTAGATAATGTATACGCTTTTAGGTCAGAGATGTCATCGGTTGGGAATGCTATCGCATGATTCATTGGAAGATATTTCTTATACGAAACCCAACTAGAACCAAGTTTAGAAGAAATTATACGTTTGAAACCACTACTATCTACAAACAAATCAGCAGTATAAACCTGACCATCAGAAGAAATCAAAGATTTTACATCTCCAGTATCTGTCATGGTAACATCTGAAATTGTTGCCTTGACAATTTTTATACCACGTTCTTCTGCAATTTTATGCAAAAATGTATTGAGCTTGAATGTGTTGAATTGATATTGGTTTGTTCCACGAATACCAGCCTGATAATATATCAGATTTGTATCAGTCAAAACTTCCTCTGTTCTAATATCATTCTCAATCAATGTACGTATGAATGTGTTACCTGTTGGATACGCTTTAGAGTATTCAGAATAGAATGGTTCAGCAAGAGCATGAAAATAACTTTTACCATCTCCATTCCAATTCTCAAACTTAATACCTTTTTTAAGAGTAGCATCAGTTTCTCTTATAAGAGTTGCTGTGTCAATTTCGCAAAATTCTGTAAAATTTCTCCAGTGTTCAGTCGAACCTTCCCCAACTCCAACAATTCCAATCTCATCTGATTCGATAATTGAGATTGTATCTAGAGGGAATGCTTTCTTAAGAATTAATGCTGTTACTAGACCAGCAGTTCCACCGCCAAGGATGATAGTATTTTTCATTATGCGTCGAATGTAGAATCAGCTTCAACTGCTACGTAATAAACCAAATCACCAGTACCCTTGAATCGAGAGATCTTCTTGCTTGAGATACTAACATCATAGTCACCAGGAATCATTTTTAGGTTTTCTACTTTCAAATGAACATTGAAAGTCTTATCAGTTGTACCAACTGGTTCGCTGAAGGTATTTCCAGTTGCGTTCTTTTTGTCACCAACAACTGCAGTAATTTTCTTACCATCACCAGTAATAGTAAGATCAGTAACCTTAAATACACCAGCTGTGCGGCGAATCATATCCAACATGCTAGATGACAATTTAAAATCAATATCAGAGTCAGGGAATGTGATTGCTTTTTGTGGTGCTGTCAATACGCTGGCTTCGGCAGCAAAATATTTAATGCTTCGACCACCTTCTTTGATCAAAACATACTTTTCTTTGAAATCTAACTCAGGATCTTCGAAGATTGACATTGCGCCAAGGAATTCGTTTAGATCATAGATACCAAAGTCAGGGAAGGTTTCAGTGACAGTTGCGTCTGCCATTACATTTTTCTGACCAGAAATTGTGGCCAATTTATTACCAGTCTTCAAAAGAAGATTGCTATTGATTGCCGCAAAATTCTTAATTAGACCTACTGTTTCTTTACTTAATTTCATATTTTCTCCAGGTTATAATATATGTATAACAAGTATACGCCAAAATGATGTATTTGTCAAATTTATTTTACTAAATGTTGGGCAAGAACCATACAACTAATCCAAGCCCAAAGAGTATTAAATGCTACGAGAGTTGGTAGAAGTTTCTTATTACTTGCCCAAATTAATGTTACGCTAGTAAATAGAGTCAAGAAATACAACCACCATAATTGGATTCCCCAAATAAGTCCAGGGATAATAATGATTGCTTTAGCGAACCAGCTGGCAAACTCTACTCGGTTGTAGTCTGTCCAATATTCTTTGGTGAACCACATCTTGTAGCAATCAATAATCGCACGCCAATTGCTATGTGTGTAGGATACACCAATCAATAATGCCCATACTGCTGTTGCTACTAATATCTGTTCCAATGTCATATTATTTTCCAATATTTACAAAAGGTACAGCACCACCACCATTGTAAGCTGGCAATTTACCGTCCCATTTTTCGATGGCTTTCAACTGAACGTAGTTGGCACCACCACTTGTTTGAATAGCCTGAGCCTGAATCGCGATGGCTTTCGCTTCACCTTCAGCCTGAGCAACTCGACTTTGAGCTTCAACAGTTACACGCTTCAAGTCTTGTTCAGCCTTCAGAGTTGCCTGAGTAGCAATAACCTTTTGCTCAATGGCATGTTGATAGTCAGGAGAGAATCCAAAATTAACCAAACTCACTGAGTCAATGGTAATATCAAACTGAGCAACCTTCTCTTTGACATGCTGTAGAATAGCAGAAGAAACTTCGTCACGCTTAGTGATCAATTCTTCAGATGTATAGTGAGCAGTTACAGATTTAAATGCTTCGTTGATGCTTGGTACCAAAACCTTATCAGTGACATTAAGACCAAAGTCTTTGTAGATTCCAGCAACCTTATCGCCACTCAATCGATAGTTGGTAGTAATATCAGTGTGTACTTGTTGTAAATCTTTAGTAGAAGCAGAAGCACCTTCCATAGTTCCACGCTGCAACTGGACGTTTACTTCTTTAACTGAAGAGATTGGGTTCACGAAATGAACACCAGCTTCAAGAGCAACAGGATTTACTGTACCCATAGTAACCTGAACACCCATATGACCAGCAGGAACAATCGTAAATGATTCAAATCCCACAACGATCAAAGGTATCAGGAATGGAGCAAGCGCAAATTTGCGCAATGGGTAATTGGTTCCTTCACCATGACCCTCGCTAATTACAAACATTGCGATGGCACCAATGATTGCCATAATAAAAGTTATTGCGATACTAAACATTATTTGTTTCCTTTTACATAGTCATTAAACTCTTTAACAAGACGTTCGTGTTCTGCTGCGGAGCAGTTAAATACCCATTCACGAACAACATCTTTGTAGGTTATATTTTGATTACCATCGCTCTCAGTATGAACGCTTGGTTCTTGAAGAAGATAACCAATTGTGGTGCGAAGTACTCCATTACCCCATCCTCTCTCAACTGAGAATGCATTCATTGCTTCCCAGTCAACAGAAAAAGATGCTTTACTAAGTTCACCAACCAATTGTTCTTGATAAACTTTAGTTGCATGATCCAATTTCTTGTTTTCTTCTACCAACTTCATATTTTCTTTTTTCAAATCCTCAAGTTCTACTTTAAGATTTGAATGAGTAATAGGGTTAATACCAAACAACATAATTAATCCTTTGAATATTTCACATCATGCTCATATAGAAACATTAGGCAACACATTGCATGCGCCAAATGATTCTTGCCAGTTTCGGGGTCATTCTGTTCCCCTTCTTTCCATGCCCAAAGATGTCTTTGCATTGCGTCAAAGTATCTACGTTTTGAATCAGGGACATGCTTCCAATTATCTGGTTCGTATTTCTCCGCACCAAATGTTAAAATTTCCACTGTTGCTTTTAAAGCAAGTGGTGGTACCAAACCGTATTGAAGTTTGTTACCATCAAATTTCCGCCCACCAGTTGTAGCTGTTTGGGACTTCTTAACATCATCTTTAGTTGCCATTATCTCTCCATAACAAATTGGGTCTGGACCGCAGACCCATTTCGATTACTTCTGTGCTGTAAAAGCAGATGCGCCCAAAATTTGATTCGCTAGACGAACCATACGTTTGCTTGGAACACCGAGACGATACTTAGTAGTTTTTGTACCATCAGCTAATTTAGCTGCATTAGAGTAAACGCAGAAACCTTTTTCGCGTAGATTGCGAATAGCAGAAGCTGGGTGAGCAATACCAAAAGAACCTTTAATTTGTTTGGCTGTTAGTTCTGCACCAGCCTTTAGATTGTTCAACAACTTTTCTTGTTTAGACATTATATCTCCATAATAAACCATCATAAATGAAAAAAGCCAGAGAGGAGATGGCAGTAACCTCTCTGGCGAAACACGTGATTAGACTTCGATGCCGTTCTCACGTAGAATCTGATTGAAGTCTTCGACATCTTCGTCAACTTCAACAGAATCATTAATAATCTTTTCTAGACGTAAAGACTCAGAAAGATCGGATGTTTGTTTTACTTTAGTAGCCTTAACAACCTTGGCAACTTTCTTTGCTGTTTTCTTAACAGCAGTTGTTTTAACTGGTGCTGGTTTCGCATAATCTGAGAGTTCAGCATCAGTTGGCCATGGCATTTGATATGTTCCACGACCGACACGATTGCTTTTCTGCAACCAGTTTGGATAACCAAGTTTCTCACTTGTAGAACTACGCTCATCTTTCAAAGCATAATACGCAGCATGAATTTCTTTGGCACCACAGGTAGCCTGAGAACAATACTCTGGGAATTTATCAAGAGTACGAACGATAAAGTCTTTTTGGGACTTAGACAAATCTTTGAATTTCAACATAATTAATTTCCTTTTCAAGTTTCAAGTAATATTATACTACAGAAATAACCATTTGTCAAATTAAAATGGGATTTCATCTGGAGATGTTGCAGGCATAACTGGTACTTCTACAACTACCTCGGGTGCTGGAGTTGCAACTTTGTCGTATAAGTCAATGAACGCAGCTTTTGTTGCAGAATCAAAACGATTGCAACAAAGTTCAACAGCCTTCTCGCGTTTCTTGAAGATTGCATAGGCACGAACGATATGAATCATACGACGAGTTGTGATTGTTTCATCAACTCCACCATCGGCAAAGGTACGACGAATTGCGTCAGCCCACTTAACCAATGTTTCAGCGAATTCCTTATCTTCGCAATTAAATGCGATCATAAGGTTTTCAATAATCTTCTGTTCAACTTTAGCAGAAGGATAATCTTGTTCGAAAGTAACAGCGAAACGTTCCAAGAATGCTTCGTTCAATACGTTGGTACCAATGTAACGACCGTCGTCTGAACCTTTACCCTTGGTATTGGCAGTTGCGAATACATTAAATCCAGGAGCAGGAACGATCATCTCATTCTTGAGTTTGAAGTAATAAGGTTTACCTTCTAGAATTGGTTGCAAGCAAAGCAAAGTGTTTGCTGAACCAGCGTCAATCTCGTCGAGTAGCAAAGTGCAACCAGTGCGCATTGCGATAAGAACTGGACCTTCAACAATTTTTACGTTGCCTTCTTCAAGGGTTTTCGTACCGATGAGTTGTTCTTCATCAGTCATCATGTTCAGATTAACACGAATCAAAGGACGCTTGTGCTTGGCACAAATCTGTTCAATCATAGTTGATTTACCGTTACCAGTTGGACCACTGATATATGCAGGGTAGAACAGTTTGGCTTTGATAATTGATTCCAAATCGGAATAGTTACCGAATGGTACAAAGTTTGAATCCTTAGATGGGATCAGCGATTCGGTGTTGGAATAATCCACAGCGAATGATTCCTTTTCTTTCATAACAACATTACCCACAACAACAGGTTTACCACCATCGATGGCATATAAACCACGACCGAGTTTATTTTCCATCAACCACGCAGGGAATTTTTTAGTCCCCATTACTTCCATAATATCCATCAATTCTTGACGGGAAACATTACCACGTGTGGTAACATCAGGAAACATCTCAAACAGTTTGGTTTCAAACTCAGCCTGAAAAGCAGCATCAACTTTCGCCATAGTATTCTCCATAATATAAACAACTTTCAATCAATCAATACAATAATTATACTCTTTTGTGGGTAAATGTCAAGCATTTTTGTAAATAACCCTACAACCTGTAGGGTTAATACTTTTCGTTTAAAATCAATGACTTACGCCACGTAGCCGATAAATCGGTTCAAGAGGACTCGGGAAGTCTTCTTGGTGTTAAGAAATTTGCTGAATTTCGAAGCAATTGCTTTTGCAGAAGCATCCGAAGTTACGCTCATTTCACCATCTTGAATCTTGGTAGATTCTTGAGGTACAATAAACAAGTCATCGCGACCAGTATTTTTAACTGAAGCAAACCCATCGATCTTGAACGATTTTCTCCAAAGTTCAATTTGATTGTAATAATCGCCTTTGAATGAAGGTAGGTTAGCACGAATCGCACTACCCAATTCGTTACGACTATTGCGGCAGATATAGAAACCAACAGACATAATGTTATGACGATCTTTGATCATTCGCAATAATGTTTCAGTTTGAATACCAGCTTCGCGACTTATCTCATATGTTTTCTGAGTAAAATCATCGCGAATAAAATGTTTACGCTTCACTTTTTTATACTGACGATTTTCGTCGTAAGTGTAAGTGTCCGTCTCAAGACCAACAGTTGAATGTAAAGCACCACCTTCGCCATCGGTAAGTGTAATCAAAGTCATTTTCTCGATAGAATTTTCTTTGATATAATTACCAATGTTAAGGTAAACCCATGCCAGTGCTTCATTCAGTGGTGTTCCACCCATAGAATAACCTTTGTTCCATTGGAACTTGCGTTGAAGAACACGTTTGGCCATGGTATGAAACTCGCTAGTAGTCATTTTGTTTGAGAAGAACTCAAGCAAGTGGAAACGACCAGCATCGGCATTACTCAAAATATTTTTACCTTCATTCTTCAAATGTTTTGCAGTTTGAAATGCATGCATTTTGTTGTAATCTTCTTGTTTGAGATTAATACGGTTTTCGCTATACTGAGTAGTAAAAGCAAGAACACGATAAGGAATATTAATCCGAGCACAGAACATTGCAAGATTGATAACTTGTTTCAATGTATCTTCAATAACACCATCCATTGAACCAGACCAGTCAAGCAAGAAAACCATACCATGGTTTTTACCTTCAGGCAAAACAGTTACACGTTTGAACAAATCGTCTTGAAGTTTATAAGCATAAATTTTCTTCATATCCAAAGAGCCAGATTTTGCAACCTGAGCACGTTTGTACAACTGAGCAGATTTACGCATCTCAAATTCTTT